TAAAACTGACACACAAGCTAAAGATACAGGTAATGTAGCACTAGAAATACAGATAGTAGATAACGATGGATTTAAGTCTATTGGTTGTGCAATGAAAACATTTCCTGACTTTCTTTTCTACTGGATATATCCAACACAAGAAATACTGTATTGGAATCCACAGAAATTAAATCCCTGGATTATTGACTGGATAGCTGACGGACACAAGATAGTAGAGACAGAAAATAAAAATTTTTTTTCACGCTCCTTGTTAGTACCTATTAGCGAATTAAAAGCAACTGGAGACGTACGGAAACTAGAAGTTAGCCAAGAACTTATAGAGCAAGTTATTTTTTAGTAACGTTACCCCAACGGTCAGTTCTAATTATTTGTTTTGGATTGTTATCTTCTAAACAAGGAAGACCATCAAAGTGATGTCTGTATTGTTCATTACATACTAAACATCTTTGATGTCTATTGTATGACTTGTCAACTTGCGCCATAAGGTAATCTAGCCTTATAGCAACTTCTCTGCCTTTGTCCTGAATTTCGTTGTCTGTTATCTTATGCATGAGTAAAATAGATTAGCATAATGATAAAAACTTGCAAGGTTTGTAATAAATCTTTGACATTTCAACGCAAATGGAAGTTGTGTTCTAATCTTGCATGTTTGGAATATAATAAAAAATTGAGGAGGTATGACCGTGTACGGCAAGATGAAAAAGCCAAAAGCGAAGAAGAGTAGTAAATCTCGCAAGTCCAAAAAAATGTACTAATATAAGTACATGACTATTAATAGCCAAGGACAACTTTCTAGTAATTTACCTAAGGCATATCAACTATATCCTAAAGGTAATCAGAAGTGTGCTAACTGCATGCATTTTGTAGAAGGGTACTGTAATCTTTTTAAAGCATCAGTACAGTCCTTTGCTTGGTGTAAGAAGTGGAAAGGTGGTGCTAATGGCTCCTAAGAAAAAACCTAAAAGAAAACCTATTAATGCAAAGACTAAAAAAACTTTGCAAGCTAAAGCTGCAAAATCAAAATATACATACGGACAGCTAGCTCAAGTATATAGAAGAGGTCAAGGTGCTTATTTATCTAGTGGTAGCAAATCAGCAAGTATGGCAGCATGGGCTATGGGTAGAGTAAATAGTTTTATAAAAGGTGGTCATTCACAAGATAATGATTTAAAGAAGAAGGGTAAAAAACGTGCCTCCAAAAAAAAGAAGTAGGCGTAAAGTTAAATATGAGAAGGGTGTACCTGCTAAGTATTTACAGAATAAAAAACGTTCTAAAGCGTCTGTGGCACGTGAGATTCGAGCTACAGCTAAGGCTTATAAAGAAGGTAAAAGAATAGATTTAAAAAAAGTACAAAAGTCACGGGCTACTAGGAGCAAAAGATAATGGCACATGCTAATCGTAAAAAATCTTTATTAAAAAAACATGGACTTAAAGGTGTTAACAAACCTAAGCGTACACCTAAACATCCTAAAAAATCACATGTTGTATTAGCACAACAAGGACATCAGTTAAAACTTATTAGATTTGGTCAACAAGGTGTATCAGGTGCAGGTAAAAATCCTAAATCTGCTAAGAATAAAGCTAGACGTAAATCTTTTAAAGCTAGGCACGCTAAAAATATTAAGAAGGGAAAAATGTCAGCAGCCTACTGGGCTAATAAAACAAAATGGTAAACGTTGTCTGCGCTGTTCCTGAGTGCAGTAATTTACTCCCAAAAGGTCAAAGAAAATTTTGTTCAGATAAATGCAGACAGTTAATTGATAAACGTAAATGGAGAGCTAAAAAAAATGGTGAAGTATATATCTTGGAAGATAAAAAAACTAACATCAAAGCTAAAGCTCCTAAGAAAAAAACTACGGCAAAAGATGGACGAGTATCAGCTAGACGTGGTGATGTTTATGACAAGTTCGTACAAGATGGTCTTGTTAAAGAAGTATTGGAAGATGACATTACAAGAGATGACGCAGCTAAAATTCTTAAAGTTTCTAAAGCACAAGTATCAAGATTTCTTGCAGCGTATCAAGAAGACGTAGAACTAGAAAAAGCACAGGCTGATTGGGATGTACCAACAGAAGCTATAGAATCATTAGAATCATTTAAAGATTTTAGAAATAGATATTTCTTAACAGAAAAAGGTATACGATTTGAAACTGCACCATTTCACGAAAAATGGATTAAGTCACTAAACAAAGCTATAGATGAAGGTGGACAACAAATGATACTGTCACCACCTCGTCACGGTAAAACAGAATTGCTTATACATTTTGCTATATGGCGTATTATGAAAAATCCTAACATAAGAATTATGTGGGTTGGAGGTAACGAAGATATAGCTAAAAACTCAGTGTCATCTGTAATAGATACATTAGAATCTAACGAAGGACTTAAAGAAGATTTTTGTGGACCTGGTGGTTCATTTAAACCAAAAACTAGAACAGGTAAGTCTTGGTCACAAAATGGTTTTACTGTATCTACAAGAACAGTACATGGTATAAAGTCACCAACTATGATTGGTATTGGTAAAGGTGGCAAGATACTTTCTCGTGACTGTGACTTAATTATTGCAGATGACATCGAAGACCATGCTTCTACTGCACAACCACGTGCAAGACTCAATACAAAAAATTGGTGGACAACAACACTAGCATCACGTAAAGAAGAACATACTGCAATTATTGTTATTGGTTCTAGGCAACACCCTGATGACTTATACAGTTCATTGTTAGATTCAGAAGCATGGGAAACAATAATTGAAGAAGCACATGACTCTAGTTGTGAACTACCTGAACTAGAAGAAGAACAACATATAGATTGTATGTTGTGGTCAGGCTTTAGAACATATAGATGGTTAATGTCAAGAAAACGTGATTCTATGACTACAGGAGGTTTACAAAGATTTGAGATGGTTTATCAAAATAGACCAGGAGAAAGTAGTGCAAGCATATTTAATGTAGAAGCTATAACTCAATGTATGAATAAAGATGTTTCTGTAGGTCAAATTCCACAACACTCTTATCTTGTCGCAGGTCTTGACCCTGCTGCTTCAGGATATCAAGCAGCTTTTTTATGGGCAATACTTGATGACGGAGAAGATGAATTATTGCAAATGGTTGATATACAAAATAACAAAGGTGGTGGTATTGAAGAAGCATTACAAGTTATTAAGGATTGGCATCAACAATATAATTTATATCATTGGGTTATTGAAGAAAACAACTTTCAAAAAGCTATACGTCAAGACCCTAGAATAAAAGAATATGCAAATAAAAATGGAATTATATTAGAAGGTCACGAAACTTATAAAAACAAATGGGATAGTCATTTTGGTGTTACATCACTAGCACCTATGTTTCAAGATAAATTAATAATATTACCGTATGGAAATACAGAATCACAAGTTAAATCAGAAATGTATAGAAAACAACTATCATATTTTTCAGCAAAAAGAAAAAATACATATAAATCTGATATAGTAATGGCAAGTTGGTTTCCAATTAAAGTTTTACGTAAGTTGCAAAAAGCACACTATTCTGATATAGGAATTGATTACATACCTAGCTATGATGGTTTTGATATAGTAGAATGGAATAACGCGCCATGGAGTTAAATGTTAGTTAAAGATATATTAGACAGAACTAGATTCTTAAAAGAAATGCACGATGAAGCATTGCCTGATAGAGCAAGGTTTCGTGCAATTATTAATGGTGGGGAAAATGGTATAAAAGCATTACTTGGTCAATCTATATCAAGTATGGATGCTGATATGTTACCTGCTCCAAACTTATTACTATCAGCACTAGACAGGCTTGCTCAAAAAATTGGTAGAGCGCCTGCATTAGATGTACACGTTACAAACCCTAGAGATAGTGAAAGAAATAAAAAGAAGAAAGATAAGCTAGAACGTATTGTTACATCATACGACCAGTTTCAAGGACTAGATTTACAGTTACCACAAGTTGCAAGATGGCTACCTGGGTATGGTTTTGCTGTATGGGTTATTACAAGTAAGACAGACCCTCAAGGCAATGTATATCCAATAGCAGAATTACGTGACCCCTATACAACATTTCCTGGATATCAAGGTGCTAATCAAAAAGCAGAAGAGCTTGTAACTATAAGAAGCATACCTGCAGACAAATTAGTCAGGATGTATCCTGAACTTAAAAGTTATTTTGCAGAAAAAGGTGACGAAGTACAAGAACCTTATGGTTTTACTACAGGTATATATACAAACTATGGTCAAGAAGGTTCGTGGGAAAATTCTAATGACAATGGTGAAGTTGTTGTAGAATATATAAATACTGAAGGAACATACATAGTACACGTTGCTTCTAACAAAATAGTAGATTTTGTACCTAATCCACTACAATCAGGACCATCTTTTGTAGTTGCTAAAAGATTTTCTTTTGACCAAATACAAGGACAGTTTGACCAAGTTATAGGTTTGATGGCAGCTATGGCAAAAATAAACGTTATGTCAGTTATTGCTATGGAAGATGCAGTATTTACAGAAACCAACGTTGTTGGTGAAATTGAATCAGGTCAATACAGAAAAGGTAGAAATGCTATTAATTATCTATCTCCAGGTTCACAAGTAGTAAAACCTGTTAATAACTTACCATATCAATTATTTGAATCAGTAGGAAGAATAGAAAGACATTTAAGAACTGTTGCAGGATATCCAGTACAGGACGATTCTATATCCCCAAATAGTTTTGTTACTGGTAGAGGATTAGAAGAACTACAAGCAGGTATTGGTGCAATGGTTAATGAATATCATAAAGTTTTACAAAACGCTATAGAAGAAATAGATTACAAAAGATTAGAGTTAGATGCATTATCTTTGAATAAACGTAAACCTTTAGTAGGTACATTACGTGGTTCATCATTTTCTGAAAACTATACACCATCTGCAGATATTGATGGTAATTTCTTAACAAGACGTAAGTATGGTGCTATGGCTACATTTGATGAAGCAGGTAAAGTAATTACAGGATTACAGCTATATCAAGCAGGAATTATAGATAAAGAAACTATGCAACGTGAAATGGATGGTTTAGATAACTTACAGTCTATAAATGAAAGTATTACTAAAGAACGTGCAGAAAAAGTTATGTTTGATTCATTATTAGCACAAGCTAGTAATGGTGACGCTAAAGCGTCTATGGCATTAGTAGAGATATATGCAAATCCAAATAACATTGGAAGCATACTAAAGAAGTATTTTACTGCAGAAGACCCTCAACCAAGTCAACAGGAAGCTATGTTGGCACAAATGGCAGGAGCTGCACCACAACAAGGTGGACCTCCTCCTGGACCTCAAGATGTATTAAGTTTATTACAAGGTGGTGCATAATGGATTTTGATAGAACTAACAGTAGTTTTCATCAAATAATTATGGGTGAAGAATGGAACATAGATAAATTAGCTGTAGCAGAGCTATATCTTAATGACCAGTTAGAAGAAGAAAGAAATCCTAACGAATGGTTAGATATGGACGGACTAACAATAGTTTATGTACCAGGATACGGAAGGTTACAAATGGTATGGATTGAGGATGAAAATGACACGAGGAGTTAAAAAAGGCGCATTTGCTATAGATGCACAAAGAGGTGAAGGTTCAGCAGCTAGAGAAGCTGCTTTAAGAGGCGCACCATTATTACCTGAGGATGAAGTACAGGTTAATATGGAAACACCTGTTGATGCACCACAAACAAACATACAGGCACAAGCACCACAATTAGGTAATGTATTTGCACCATCTAATGATGCAACACCTATGATGCAACAAAATCCTGTGTTTGATGAATTTGAAGTAGTTGACCCTGGACAATCGTCCAATACTAATATGATTCTTGCAGCTATAAATGACTTACTGGGAGGCAGTGAAGAAGCAAGTTCTATGATAACATAGCACTATGGCTTTTTATGCATATGAACCCCCTGACCTAGAAGAAAATTTTATAGGTAAGTCTGATGAACGCGAGCAAAAATACAATGCTATTAAACAGACTATAAGACAAAAACCTCAAGTAGGTAATAATTTAGAAGACATTGTAAACAAGTGGGGTAATGTATTAGGTCGGGATATTATGGTTGGAAGCGCTCTTATGGGGTTTTCCTCTATATCACCTGAAATATCTTTATTATTAGAAAGACAAGTAGAATTAGAAAAAGAAAAGAACAGAAATTTTTGGGAACAAACTAAAGGCGCAGGACGAGGATTAGTTAGAAACTTGTTTGTTGGTTTAGATTCTTTAGCAGAAGCTACAGTTAAAAGACCATTTCAAGCATCTGCTAGGTCATTAATAGACAATGGTATGAATGTTAACTTAGCATATTTACATACACTATCTAACATGATTGGCTTTGATAAACCAGTTATGGAATTAGCTTTAGGTGGAGAAAAATATGCAAACTTTAGACAAGATTATGAAACAGCTAAAAAAGACTTAGGTCCTACAACAGCAGGGTATGCTATCAGAGAAATGGCTAAAGGTAACAGAGTAAACCTTGGAAGAGGATACTTTGGTAATTCAACACTAGCTAGAGAAACTGATATATATAGAGAATTATCTCAAACAATTAAAGACCCTAGACAATTAGCTGCTATAGAAAAAACAATACAAGGTCAATTAGGTTTTGATATTACTGGAACTCAAAGAGAAAAGTTAGAAGCTAATAAATATAAAGGAGTAACAATTAGTCCTGGTCGTGTTGCTGCTGTACAAATGTCAGAGCCAGGAACAGATAGATATAAATTTATATCAGGACTTATTGATGGTGCAGTCACACTTGGATTAGACCCTGCAAACTTAGTAGGTGCATGGGTTGGTAAATTAGGTAAAGCAGGTAAAGTCTTTAAAGTTGGTGAAACTGCTGCTGCAGGTAGTAACGCAGGTGCTAGAACACTTATAGGACAAGGCAATAGATTATTTCAAGTTGTAAAAGTTTCAGACGATGTACCTAGAGTTAACTTATCAGATGGCTTACAAGAGTTTATAAAAGACAGTGGTAAGTATGACGAGTTAGCTGTAGTTGATGTAGGTGAAACAATCTTAAAAGGTGATGAGATTTATACAATGGATGACTTAAACAATATAGCTAAAGCAAATGGTAGACAAGGCGCTCAAGTAAACAATAGTGCTGAAGCTCAAAGATTTTTAAGAAGAGATGCAATAGGTGAAGGTGCTACTACAGGTATTGATAACAAGTATGTAAATAACGTAAAGATATATGAAGGTGCTGAAATGCTTCCTGATGGTAGATTTGTTGAAGGTATTAGACCAGGAATGGCTGGTGCATTTGTCGATAGAACAGTACAAAGAATGATAGGTGGACAAGTTGCAGACTTAAGAAAATATTTAGGAACAGATTTTAATTCATTTTTTGATAAATTTGGAAAGAATGTTGTCTTTGATGAAGACATGGGTGTAGCAATGACGAATTATATAAAAAGCTCAGACGATAGAGTTGTAGATTTTATTAACTACTTATCATCAGACATAAAAGGTTGGTCACAAAAAATATATGACAACATGGATGACTTAGTAGATAACACTATATTGCATGAATTAGTTCATACTTGGATTGCTAAAGGCAAGTCTCCAAAACAAATAGCTTTTAATAAATCTTGGATGACACCACTTGGTAAAGCATCACGTAGAGCGAGAAGAGATAAACGTAGAAGATTATGGGTTGGTCGTCAAGGTGAAGATTCTGTTATGGGTGTTAAAACAACTTGGCAACTAGAAAAAGATGTAGAAGAAATGGTTACTAATTTTAAAGCTGCATTTGCTACTGAAGTAGATGAAGCTAAAAGATTTGCAGGATTACAAAAATTTATAAAGCCATCATTAAATAAAACAGATTTTGAATCTTGGCATAGAACAGTAGGTAAAGGTATATACGAGTTTATATCTGAAGGTGTTACTAACGGTAGGTTAGATTATGAAAACTTAAGACAGATAATGCCTGAAGCTAGTCCTTCAACATTAGGTACTATATTAGATAATCCAACAGTAGGAAATGTGTCAGAGGCTATTGCTAGGGAAGTTAGAACTGGTGGTATTACTAAAAGACTAGACCCCTACAGCTATGCATTCAAAGGAAGTGTATCGAGGAATGCAGGTAGGATTGTTGGTAGTGTAGGCAAGATTGCAGGAGATGGTAAAAAAGTAGATTTATCAGATATGGGTAACTTCTTAGGAGTTGCTGCAGTAGCAAAACGTACATTTAAGGATACAGCTATATCAAGAATATTTGGTCAAGTAAGTCCTACATTTATAACATCAGCTTCACATAGTCAAGGATTAAAAGAAATGGAGAAACTTGTTAAGTCACTTCCATTTGAAAAACAAATTAAAGCAGATTTGTATAAAAAACTTGCAACAACTGATGCTGCTATTTTAAATCAGTTTACTGAACAAGGTACATATTCTAAATTAAGACAAACCGAAGAATTTTTTAAATTACTTGTAGGAGATGGTACACCACAAAACGCAGGTGTATTAGGTGAGTTACAAAAACTTATGACATCACAAGGTTTTCCAGGTCCTCTTGCAGGTGGTATTACAAAATTTGTTGGTGAGATAAATGATGCAAGAAAGTATTGGGTGTCATTAGTTGGAGAACATGTCGTAGATGTAGGGTTTTCTACATCTAAAACATCAAGTAGAGCTGCAGATACAGCATTCGATATGGTAAAAACAGAATTAAATTTACAAGAATTAGAGGGTCTTGCTAGAGCAGGCAAGGCTGATGAAATAGCAGAGTTCATGGTGAGTTTAGGTAATCAAGAATTAGCACAACCTACTGCACAGTTAATGTCAGAAATGTTGGTGGGTAACATTCCACTGTTTGATACTAATGAAGTATTTAGAGTATTAGGTACATACAGA